CATAAGTTTATAGTTTGGTTGTTCAAACCTACAAAAAAAGTATTGAATAACAATACTTTAAGGTAAAAAATATAAATCAGCTTCTTCGATTCTTCTATTGGTTAAGCCATTAATAACTTTACCATTTGCTTTATTCCATCGTAAAAATTCAGCTTTTATTGTTAAGTCATCAGGGTTTTTATTTACTTTTTTTAATAAAGTAGATGAAGAAAAATTACCAGTTCCAATATTATAAGCAAATGAAACTAAAGCGTTAAATTGATTTTGATTTATATTTGATGTAACTAATGTATCTACTCTTTTTGCAAATCTATTAGCTATTTCTTTAAACATTTCAAATGCTTCCTGTTTAGTAATATCTTTATCTAATAAAGTAACTTTTTTACCATTTAAATAGTAAGTATTTCCATAACCAATAGTTGGTATTTTAGCAGGACACAAATAAGGTTTAAGACTCAATCCTTCGTGTTTAGTTATAAATAGATAACCTTTATTATTCAGTATCATTTTTTTTATTTTTTTCCATCAGCCACCATCTGCGAGTAGTATATCCAATAGCTAATAATAATGAAAAAATCTTCAATCCTAATTCTACATTAGAAAAACTGAAACTAATTAAAAAACCGTTTACAAGTAAAAGTTTAATGTCGTGTGCGTTATTCATGATTATGTTTTTATTTTAGCAACAATGTCTGTAAATCCTTGAATGCCTATATAAGCAGTCGCAACAATTACCCAGTCACTTGATGTTATATTACTAAAAAATAAACCTACACAAGCTACAAAAAATACTAATAGCTTTCTGCTTATCCATTTGTTTAGTAATCTATCTAAAGTTTCTTTACTCATATTTGTATAGCTTCTGCTTGTTGGAATATCTCGTCAACTTGGTCGTCTGTCATTTGAGTTACTGACTGAATGAATAATACAGTTTGACTATATCGCTCTACTGTTGTGCCATAATTCCAAACATTTTTAGCTGCTGTTTTATTTGGCTCTGGTAATTGATCCAAAGCACTCTCTATTGTAGGTATTAAATTCATTAACTTTAAAATAGTTCTAACTCTCCAGAGTTGACTTTCTGTCGGAGTTTTGTCTCTAAATGCTTGGTCAATTTCTTCTGGTGTTGCACCTTCGTAAAATGTTCTTGTATCAAAATTAAAATAAGGTTTAACCATTGAAACTTGTAAAAGTTCATCAATTAAAATTTCAGTTTCTAAACACTCATTTGAGTAAGTAGCACCTATAACTTGATTAGTTGATTTATTTATTATTGTTTTCATTATTGCTTATATAAATTTAAACCTCTATAGGTTATTGTATCTGTTGCGTTTGATAATGTGCAAGTCACAAAGAAATATAAGTCAGCAGCTAAATTGTAAGTGAATGAAGGCATAACATTTGCTACTGAATTTATTGTTTGGTCGTTTTGTGTATTATTACTAATATTCAACAAATAGGCATTACCTCCATTTAAAGCCATTTCTCTTTTAAATTTCATTGACAAATTTACAGTATTGAAACCCGCTGTTGAAATTGTAGTTGCACCCGTTAAAGTGTTTGTTGTGTTAACTTTTAAAGTATGCGTTGTGTTACCTATATTCGCAAGTTTAGAAACTAAAGCAGAAAAAACCAAAAAATCTCCATCTGTAAAAGTATTACCCGGAATTAAAATAGTTTGCAAAATAGTTTCAGCAGTTGTACCGGTGTGAACTATTTGTGTTGGTGCATTAAATCTATAAGGTGTATATCCTAAAGCATCTTGTTTATTATTAAAAGTACTCCAATCTGTTGAACTTAATGCACCTCTATTTGATGCACTTGCAGTAGGTAAATTAAATGTATGTGTATCAGTTAATGAACTAATTGCAAAATCAGTTCCACTTGTTCCTACTGATAAATTTTGTACTTGTGCAGTCAGTCCGTTTAATGCAGTTAAACCAGTTGAAAATGTTGTTATAACTTGGCAAAGATGACTATTTTCTGTATGAAGTGTAATAGTTCTACCGCTATGAGTAACATAAATTCTAATTGCTAATCTATCAGTTGCTAATAATGTTGTTTGTGGAACTGCTAAAGCACTAAAATAAGCCTCTATATTTGTGCCGTCTGTAATTAATCTTGGAGTAGCTGAATTACTTGCTATTAAAGATAAAGTTGTTCCATTCCACTTATATAATTCAATGTAAAATGATGGTGAACCACCACCACTCGAAGCACTAAAATAAGTTTCAAAATTCCAATTTCCCGCTGGTATTTCTAATAAATTAGGTACTCCAGCATCTGTAATGAATGATTGAATATATCCATCAGCATTTATTGTAAAATCTGTACCAGCACCTAATATTGGTATTCTGTCCATTTCTCTAAACGCAACACCACCTATTGTGCCTTGTGATACACTTCCATTTAAATAAAAAGATAATGAAGCACCACCACCAGTTGATGCTGGAAAATTAGCTAATGTTCCATCACCTCTAACATATTGCGAAACTAATCCCGCACCTGTTACTGCTATATCACCACTTGAAGTTATAGGACTATTTGTTACACTAAAAGCAGAAGGCATTGTTAATCCTACTGAAGTAACTCCACTAGCAGAATTCATATTAGTACTAAGCCAACTACTGCCGTTATAAAATCTGTAAACCAAATCACCAGTTGTATACCCAACCCCACCTATTGTAGTTGTTCCACCTATAACGTGAACGATGTAGCCTTTGTTGGTTACAGGAGTTGGATCTGTTACTGTTAGTGTACCGTTAGCTGAATAAACTCTATTATTTATTGCTGTTATATTCCCAGTAATTATTAATGGCTCTGAATAAAAGCCTAATTCATTTAAAAGTACTGAATAATTTTCAACTTCAAAAGAAAATATAAACACATCAACATCAACACAAGTTATAGTATAGCATGAAGAATATTGCGTTGGTGTTAGTCCATTTATATCTTGAAATATTTGATTACCACCATCTACATCAAACATTAACAACACATCTCCAACGTCAAAAGTACCATTTGGAATAGTAATATCATACCCATTACCTCCAGTAAATACTAAAAATTTGCCTTTATCAACTGCTTCAAAAGTATAATTTCCATCTACTGAAAAATCCCAAATTTTTACTTCTCTATTTCCAGCGTTTAAAACTTGTGGAAGCGTTGGTGTAGTACCAGTATTTACTAATTCCCAAACCGCAGCTCCTGTTGTGTCATCAGTACAAACATAAACATCGCCATTATCTAAAATCCAACGTGAATCAACAACAAAGCCTTTAGTATCATCATCTGTAACTGTTGGTGTGGTTGTAAAGTTATGAGATACCTCACGAATTGTAAAGCCATCGCCACCCATTACATATAATCTACCCGCTTCCCATTTCAACTCGTAATCAACAGCACATCGTAAAGCTATACCTTTAGTTCCACCAAGACCTGCATCAGTTGTCCCTTTTTTTAAATTTGCTCCATTATCTAATACGATTTTATCACCATCGGAAATGGATATGTCAGTACCATCGGTAATGTTTCCTTCTAATAATACTTCAGCAAGAGTTTGAGCGCCACCTGTTATATTAATTACAGGATTTAAAGGATCAGTATTATCAACTGCCGAACCGGTTACACTTTCAACTGTTCCGCTTAATGGATTTATAGGTATTTCAACCGCTAACTCCCAATGGTCAGTTAAAGACATTATAGCGTTTAAGTTTTCAGTACAAATAATGTTTGGATATCCGTTAATATTTAAAAAAGTTCCCGCACCACATAAAAAGAAACTTGGTAATTCAGGAACATCCGGCAACTGTTGGCCATCGGTAACTGATAATGCTATATAACCAACACCACCACTTACACCAATAGCAGTAGCAACTAAATCAACTAACTCTTGAACAGATGCCTTTTCTAATACAGTTCCACTTGTGTGAGGAATTTTATTAGTTAAATTTAATGTGCCATCAGGAAGTTGGTCAACTCTTATCGTTGTAATTAATTCGGGATTTATTGCCATGTTTTTATAATTTCATTATTTTTAACAATACCATATAAGGCTGCATATTTTTATTGATTCCAGATACTCCAGCAAAGCCTGAAAGTCCAACTGTTGCTTGTGATCCGTCTGTTGGTTTAACTAATCTATAATCATTATCACCACCACCAGAGCCTCGCCTTGCAACATAATCTATTGAAGTTATATCGATATTTGTTTGCCCTCCATTATTAGGAGCAAACATTAAATGTTGATGTTCAACAGCAACTGCATTTTTACTTCCTCCAATAGCTTTGATAACACTATAATTATTTCCATAACCAATGCTCACTAAACCATCTAAATTCGGTGTTCCATTTTGACCATTACAAATAGCATATCCCTCGCATAATTCAACACCTAATCCTGTTTCGTCAAAATTGTCATCAATATAAGCTTGTGAAACCCATAAATCTTTAATCTCAAATTGAAAAGCATTAGCATTTATGTTTACAAAATCTACTAAATCTTGACCGCTTACTTGTTGTAAGTCAGTTCCGTTTTCAACTCCTATTTTAGAAGTTAATTCAATCTCTCCTATTGGTAACTCACCAACTCGAATTGTGGTTATTTCTGATGGATTTATTGCCATTATTCTGTTGTTTTAATAATTAGTGTTGCAGTTTCATCTGTTGTTATTATTACATTTGGATCACCATCGTTTAATACAAATTCACCTAATCCTCTTGTTTGTGGAATGCCATAACCAACCATTGAACCGCTAAAGGTTAAAAATTCATCAACTGCCGAAGCTTCCGATAGTTCTGTAATATAGCATTTACCATAATCAACTGTTGGGAATATAGTACCTTGTATTTTCCAATCCAAAAGGATTTTTGAACGTTTTAATAGCTTTAGTTTATCGTAAGAAGCAACCGTAAAAGTACCTCCGGCTACAGCTGAATTTATTTGTATTCCTTCAAATGAAATGCTATATCCTTGCATCATAGGTCTTGAAGTACTCCACCCATCGTTATCTCTTGTTGTAGTGGATAACATTTCCGCATTTTCTGATATTGAATTACTTGTTAAACAACCAATCGGCAACCAGTTACCTTGTTGCTTTATATATAAAATCCTATCGCTGCCGTTGTAATATTCCATGTAGTAACTTTTACAAATACAAATATATAATAAAATATCGTGTTATTTATAATCAGTCTAAATTATTTTTATATATTTGTACATATTAAAACTACTTTAATGGCAAAGAATAGAATAGCGTTAGCTTGGGATGTATTGACAGGCACAAATAAAAACCTTTTTAACCAAAGTATATATAAATTAGTAGGTGGTATAACTTCTACTTATAATGCTACTTTAGAAACTTTAATAGTAAGAGGTTATGGCGAAAATCCCGATGTAAACGCAATCGTAAATCAACAAGCGTCAAAAACAACATCCGTTCCTTATTATATTAAAAAAATAGATGATGATGATGCTTATAAAAAGTTAAAAAAATATCCTAACAATCCAACATTTCAACAAAAGTTATCAATTAGCAAACTTAAAAAGAAAGCATACGATACTGATACCGAGTTACCTATGCCACTTGAAAGGCCTAATGTTAATCAAAGTTGGAACGATATATTTTTCCTTTACAAAGTATATCTTAAAGTTTGCGGAAATGTTTATTTTTATAAGCAAACTGTTTCAGAAGGAGCAAACGCAGGGAAACCATTGCAACTTTATATTTTACCTTCTCATTGGGTGCAAATAGTATTGAAACAAAATGCATCTTTAATTAGTCTTGAAAATCCTATTGACTATTATATTATGCAACAAGGAAATAATTTAATAAAGTTTCCTGCTGAAAATATAATCCATATTAAACGATCTAATCCTTTTTATGATAATAGTGGCTCTCATTTATATGGTTATAGCGAATTAATGGCAGCTATTAGAAACATAAATAGTTCTAATAATGGAATTGATAATAATTCTAAAACAATGCTTAACAGCGGTGTTTATGGCTTTATTCACGCAGGTGATGGAGCAACACCATTAACGGCAGAACAAGGTCAATCTTTAAAGGATAGACTTGTTGAAATGGATAATGATAGTACAAGACTTTCAAACATAGCCGGAGCATCTGCAAAATTAGGATTTACACGAATTTCACTTACAACCGATGAACTTAAGCCTTTTGACTATTTAAGTTATGATAGACGCACTTTAGCGAATTGCCTTAATTGGAATGTAGATTTATTAAATGAAGAAAAAAACGGAAGCGGATTTGGAGTTGATACAATGAACGAAGCTCGTAAACGAGTTGTAACTGATAATATAAAACCCGATTTAGATTTATTGGCTGAATATCTTAATCTTGAATTTATACAAAAATTCAAAGGTTATGAAGATGCTTATATTGAATGGGATATTTCAGAGCTACCGGAAATGCAAACTGATATGGAAACCATGTCTAAATGGGTGAATAGTGTTCCTTTGACATTAAACGAAAGACGTGAAGTATTCAACTACGAAGAAATTGACGATGAGATGATGAATGAGGTTTATATCCCTACCGGAATAGTCAACTTAAACGATCCAACACTTAACACGTTAATGGATGGACAAACTACGCTTTAGACAAGAAGTTCAAGCATACCGAATAGTTAGAAGAAATGTTATTAAAATAGTTAACGCTATTCCGTTTAACAATATGTCTAAACTGACTTATGAAGCTTTAATTAATTCAAACGTTACCCAAACTCAAATAAAGGATATGTATAAAGAGATTTATACTACTTTAGGCAATCCACAATATAAACGTATAAAAAGAAGCATTAAAGTTGAATTAGACTTTGAAACAATTATAGCCAACTGGCTTAATTCAAATATGGGTTTGCGTATTGTTTCAGTTCATCAAACGTTAATTGAAAGTATTGTTGCTGTTATCGCTAAAGGTTATGAAGATAATTTATCCGTTGCTGATATTACTCGTAACTTACAAAATAAGTTTGGATGGTATAAATACCAAGCATTACGAATAGCACGAACTGAAACCACAACCGCAACTAATTATGCTACTGTTGTAGCAGCACAAAACTCCGATTTTGTATTAGAGAAAACTTGGATAAGCGTACAAGATAACAGAACCCGCAGACCTCCTAAATCTGTTTACGACCATTTAGATATGAATGGTGTTAAGGTTGATTTAAATCAGCCATTCTTTACAAGTGGTGAGGAAATAATGTATCCTGGTGATCCAAGTGCAAAGGCAGGAAATGTAATTAACTGCCGATGCAAAGTGGTGTTTACTGTTAAAGAAGATGAAAACGGATTACCAATAAGAAAAACTATCCTTTAATAGTTGGCTTAATTGTATTGTTTCCATAATCAGGACTGATTGTATATTGAATGTCTGCAATATCAGTATTATAAAACTCCAATAACTTAACTTGTGATTTATTAGTTTTATAATCATAATCATATTCTATTGGCATAAATAACCCGGATACATTATCAATAGTTATAACTGACATATATGGTATTTGACCAAATATATTACCGGAAAATACTTTAATAGGATTTGATTGAATGCGTAAGTCATCCATTGCTGAAATTCCTAATAATGGCAATTCTTCAAATTTATCTTTTCGTGTCCAAAAATCAGTTAAAGTTTCCTCATCAGCTTTGTAAATTGAACCGATTAATATTTGCTCCCCATCACCGTTAAATACTTTTTGATTTTCTTTAACTATTGAACTTGGTGGATCAAATCTTGTTACTGTGTGAAATTCGCCAACAATCCCTGCTTTTTGTATTTCATTATCTAATATTTGAATATAACTAATGTTTGAAATACCTGTTTTATTAATAGAGTAAAAAGGAAATACTTTAGGAGCGCAAATTACAATCGTTACATCACAATCATTAATTATTTGTGGCATTAATAATTCATAACTTATAAATTTTTCAGTTGATGTAATTGAGCCACATTGAACTTGAATATATGCATCTGAATCTAATACCCATACGTTATTTTTATTCAAATAATATCCATCGCTTGTTTTTATTTGAAATATAAATTGATGTACAATATTTTTAGTAGATCCTTTAAATCTAAAAGTTAATATTTGATTTTCTAATGCTTCAAAAGATGTAGAAGTAAGAACTTCAGTAATAAATGGAACTTCCTCTTTAGTCCACATTTGCAATCCTGAAGTGCTTAAAGGATCGTTAATAATTTGAAAAACTAAAA